TGAGCCATATGATTGGCGGCATTTCCAAGTCGGCCACATCCATCTTGCGCCAGCTCATCGACGCTGGAACCTTGGCCAACCTGCCAGCAGGTTTCAAGGCTCGCGGCATGCGAATTCGTGACGAAGACAGCCCATTACAGCCGGGCGAGTTCCGAGACATTGACACCACTGGTGCTTCGTTACGCGAAAACTTGATACCGCTGCCTATTAAAGAACCCAGCAACGTGCTTATGCAGCTATTAGGACTGCTTGTAGAGTCTGGTAAACGGTTTGCATCAATAGCCGACATGAATGTCGGTGATATGAACCAAGCCATGCCAGTGGGCACTACAGTAGCTTTGTTGGAGCGTGGCACTAAGGTTATGAGCGCGATTCACAAGCGCCTGCACTATAGTCAGAAGCTTGAGTTTCAGCTTCTGGCGAAGGTTTTTTCTGAGTATTTACCGCCCAGCTATCCTTACGTTTCTCGCAATGGCCCACAAGAGATTATGGGTCAGGATTTTGATGGGAGAGTGGATGTTATTCCCGTTTCAGATCCCAATATCTTCAGCCAATCACAGCGCATCACAATGGCCCAAGAGCTGTTGACTATGGTGCAGTCGAATCCTGAGATACACGGGCCACAGGGCATCTACGAGGCGTATAGGCGCATGTACTCGGCTTTGGGTGTCGATGACGTTGACAGCCTTATACAACCGCCTCCACCGCCACCACAGCCGATGCCTGTTGATGCTGGCATCGAAAACAGCGGCTTTTTGATGGGTCAGCCAGCGCAAGCGTTTGAACCTCAAAATCATCAGGCGCATATTGACGCGCATAGGTCGTTGTTTTTGACAGACGTGGTTAAGCAGAACCCGCCACTTCAAGGCATGGTCATTGGGCATATGATGCAGCACTTACAATTTATGGCTGGCCAGATGGTTCAAGACCAAATACCGCCTGAGCTGAATCAGCAGATGCAAGAAATGCAGGCCGCAGGCCAATCTGGGCAGGTTCCGCCTGAGCAGCTACAGCAGATGCAAAGCCAGATTCAAATGCAGATCGAGCAGCTATCCTCGCCTGTTTTGGCGCAATTGACTCAAGAGCTTCTTGAGTCCATAGGCCAAGGCGACGAGACCGACCCTCTGGTTCAGATCAGACAGCAAGAGTTGATGCTGAAAGAGAAAGCTATTGATTCTGAGAACGAGCAGTTTGAAGCTAAGCAAAAACAACGCGCTGAAGAGAAACTTTTAGAGACCGAAATTGCCAAGCAGCGCCTTGGCGTTCAAAAAGAAGTTGCGGACGATAAGCTCGATGTAGCCATTCGTCGCCTTGAGCAACAAGCGGAGCTAAAGCTCCTTGACATGCAAAACAAGAACATGGGAGGCCGATAGTGGCTACAATTATTTCATCAAACAGCATTGACCGAGAGCGAATTGTTGCCCTGAAAGAGCGCAAGAAGTTAGCTCGACAAGTTGAGGCTGCCTTGGAATCTAAGAAACAAGCAGACCTTCAAGAAAAAAAGAGAATCAGCGACCATCGAATTGCAACGAAGATGGCCAAAATCAACGGCACAGCAGCTCCAGCGCCCTTGCAGGCAAAAGCGCCTGTTGCAGAGCCAGAAGTCGTTGCTGAGCCTGTGACAGAGGCCGCTGTGGATCAAGAGGCGGAAGCGGTAGTTGAAAAGCCAGCGCCAAAGCAGCCAGCTAAAAGAACCTACAAGAAAAGGACGAAGAAATGACAATCAAAGATATGAGCCGAGTTGAAAAGGTTGAGTCGCCAACTAAGAGCATTAAAACAACCCCAACAGCGCCTGAGCTGGTTCGTCGCACGATGGGTGGTGAGATTAAGGTAATCAAGGCCCGTGGCGCTGGTGCAGCAACCCGTGGCTTTGACTTTCATGAGAAAGTTTAGTGGATGATATTGACCTTGGTTCGCGCCTAAAGAGAGTCATGGCTGAGCGGAGAGAGCTTATCCGCGAGGTCATGATGGACGGTATGCTAAAAGATATAGAACATTATAAAAGTTTGCAGGGCGAGCTAACTGTTATAAACTTAGTCGAGGAAACCATCAAAGAATTCTATAAGGAAATCTAAATTGACAACCCCGACCACTGAGTCCGCCTATGTCCCAACCGACGAGCGCGTTCTCGACCCCACTTTGCTCGACAAATCCGCCTTGGAACGTATGCCAGACCCCACGGGCTGGCGAATGCTAGTTCTGCCTTACAAGGGCAAAGCTCAGTCCGATGGCGGTATTCACCTCCTGAAAGAAACCGTAGACCGTGAGGCACTTGCCACGGTTGTAGCCTATGTTGTAAAAATGGGGCCACTTTGCTACGGCGACACTGAAAAGTTTGGAAACAAGCCGTGGTGCCAAGAAAAGCAATGGGTTCTGATTGGCCGCTACTCAGGCGCTCGATTCAAGCTCGAAGACGGTGGCGAGGTCAGAATCATCAATGATGACGAGGTGATTGGCACCATTCTTAACCCAGATGACATAGTGAGTTTCACATGATTGAGAACCAAAACGCTGAGCAGATCGAAGAAGAGCAGGTTTCTATTCAGGTCACAGAAGATCCAGTAGAAGAGTCTGGAGCTGCAAATGACGGCGATGAGCTTGAGAACTACACCAAATCGGTTTCCAAGCGCATCAACAAGCTTAATGCTAAGCATCGAGAGGCGGAGCAACGAGCGCAGCAGCTTGAGCAGATTGCCCTGCAAAAAGAAGCAGAGCTTCAGCAATATCGACAGTATTCGGCTCAGCAGTCAAACCAAGTTCTGGCTAAAGAAGAAGAGGCTTTGGTCTCGAAAGAATCCCAGATCGATGACGTGTATCGCAAGGCTGTCGAAAGCGGCGATGCAGACCTAATAACCAAGGCGGCAAAGCTTCAGAGCGACATATCAATTCAGAAAGAAAAGCTGCGAGTAGCCAAGGCTAGGCAGCAAACCGCAGCTCAAGAGCAAGAGTATATCTCGCAGGGCAATGAGCAACTTGTTCAGCAAGAGCGGTATCAAGAGGCTGAGCAAGAGGTTCAGCCCACAGAAGATGCTCTGGCTTGGCATGAGCGAAACCCTTGGTATGCCAACAAAGATGACGAGGAGGACATGAAGGCCACGCAGTACGCCTATTATGTCCACTATAACTTAGCCAATGAGGGCTACGATGTCGGCTCCGACGAGTATTACGAAGAGTTGGACAGCCGTGTAGGTACGGTTTATCCTCACACCAAATCCGCTGATGGTGGATCTGAGGCCGTTAAAAGTAGAAGCAGACCCGCTGTGCAAAGAGTCGCTTCAGCTCCCCAAGGGGGCCGGTCAAAAACACAAGGCAAAAAGAATGGCGTGAGCTTTTCTAAGTCCGAATTAGAGCGACTTCGAGGTCTCAAGCCGCACAATATGTCTGAAGAGGCATGGTTGCAGCGAGTGGCTAAAGAGAAGCAGAAAATTGCAGCAAGAGAGGCAAGCTAAAATGGCAGAAGCAAAAGCAAACGCACGTTCATCTCGTGATTCGCAGTCACACGATAATCAGACTCGCAGAAAACCGTGGCGTCCAGTGCGTTCATTAGAAACTCCTCCACCACCCGCAGGTTATACCTATCGGTGGATCAGGGAGTCCATGTTGGGACAAGAAGACCGAGCTAATGTCTCGCGTCGGCTTCGAGAAGGGTGGGATCTCGTAAGAGGCACCGATCTTCCTGAAGAATGGCGTTCTTTACCGACAATGGATAATGGCCGACACGAAGGCGTGGTTTACAACGAAGGGTTGCTATTAGCGAAGATCCCTAACGAAACGGTTGAAGAGCGACGAGCCTATTACAAGGCGAAGAGCCAACAAGCCACTGATGCGTTGGACAACACTATGTTCAATGAAACCCGTGGCGACAGCCGTTATGTTAAATACGATCCTCAGCGCGATAGCAACGTCACATTTGGACGACGATAGAGGTAATTACAAATGGCGAATAAAGACGCTGCATTTGGAATGAAGCCGGTCAGAATGATCGGTGGCGCACCTTACTCCGGTGGCTCAAGTCGATATCGTATTGCTGCGAACTATGGAACCTCCATTTTTCAAGGCGATATGGTGGCTCAAGTCACTGGTGGTACGGTGGAAGTTCACGCTGATGGGGGCACTGTGCCAATCGTTGGCGTTTTTAATGGTTGTCAGTACACCGATCCGACTTCGGGCGAGCAGGTGTTCAGCAACTACTATCCTGCAAGCACTAACGCTTCAGACATCATCGCTTTCATCATTGATGATCCGAATGTTGTTTACGAAGTGCAAGCTGATGACACGTTCCCAGTCGCCGATCTATTCGGTAACTTCGATATCGTGTACACCAGCGCGGGTAGCACACTCACTGGCATTTCAGGTGCTGAGTTGGATGTGACAACGGGAGCAACAGCTACCACACTCCCGATCAAGGCGATTGACATTTCACAAGATCCGAACAACGATGACGTTGCATCGGCGAACACTAACGTGCTTGTGGTTATTCAAAACTCAGTCTTCGGCGTCAAAGGCGCTGGCTTAGCTTAATAGGAGGCTAGACAATGGCTATTTCAAGAGCACAACTAGCTAAAGAGCTAGAGCCGGGTCTGAACTCGCTTTTCGGCATGAGCTATGACTCATATGACCGCGAGTACGAAGAAATCTTTGCTATCGAAGACTCGCAGCGAGCCTTCGAAGAAGAGGTTTTGATCACTGGTTTCGGTGGAGCACCGACCAAAACTGAAGGCCAAGGCGTTGCATTTGACAATGCTTCTGAGTCTTTTACCGCTCGTTACACGCACGACACTGTTGCGTTGGCTTTCGCTTTGACCGACGAAGCCGTAGAGGACAACCTTTACGACTCACTGGGCAAGCGATATGTGAAGGCTTTGGCCCGATCTATGGCTAACACCAAAGAAGTGAAAGGCGCTGACGTATTGAACAATGCGTTTGATGCCAACTTCACTGGCGGTGATGGCGTAACATTGATCAACACGGCACACCCCTTAGCGGGTGGCGGCACTGCTGCAAACCGTGCGGCTTCAATGGCTGATTTGAACGAAACGTCCTTGGA